ATGATTGATAAAGATCGGGAATATTACATTAATGAGCTAATCATGAATGTTAAGATCAGGCATAAACTTTTGAACAAGCTAATTGAGTATCGTGAACATTATACCGGCACAGAAAAGCAAGCCCCTGAGTTTGGTAAGAGTTCAATGGATTTATTGATGTACTTTGAAGAATCAATCAACAACGGTACGATAGATAGAAAAGAACTAAGATGGTGGGAAGATTAACAGTAAGCCAGTACTTTGCAGTACTGGCTTCTTTTTAATCTAACTTAGTTTCCCGTCCTGCTTCAACATCACTGATAATGATATTAATCCATTGTTCCAAAGCTTCAATAATTTCTGAGGTTAATTCTGTATCCATAAGTGCGTACTGTAACTGATCAATCTTACCTAATTGCCATGCACGATGTGCCTCTTCTGGAGTACTGAATAATCCTAAGTGGGTTTGCTTTCCATTAATTTTACAATGTGCCTGGTAAGGATTTTTACTACTTTTCGAAATGCTAACACCTAATGGAAGTACCACAGAGTTATCAGCATTACCACGACTGTTTGACTTTTTGCCACGTAATATATTATTGATGTGTGCTGGAACGAACATACAGGTTTCAGCACTATAAAGATTAGAGTAGGGTACTTTTAAATCTTTATCTAAATGCCAATTTGGTATGTAGCCTTGCATGAAATTAGCAATGTATAATTCGCGGTTGTTGATCCATGCAGTATCAATAGCAATGTGCTGATAGTTCTTATTAGCTTTGCAGCGAAGCACCATAGAGTTATATGCACGTACTGCTTTATCACGAAGGGTGAGTTTTCTTTTAATATGAAATCCTTTTCATAGTTATGTTTTAATCTTCTGTACTATTTATGGCAATTCATCCATGAAGTGCCGCAAATAGAATTAATATTTGATGTTTTTTTGGTTAAGAAATTTTATTTCTTTATGTGTGCTCGAGGTTTTAATTGCCCTTGATTTCCTTTTTGAATTCTTCAATCATCATATCGATAGCACTTACACTACCGCCTTCTTCCATAAGTGATATTAGCTTCAATAGTTGACTATCAGAATAGTACTCTTCACCATTACGTTGATCTTTTCTGATTGTACCTTTTTTTTCTTTTAGCTCACTTAAACGTTTAGCAACCGCAACCAGTACTTGCTTGTAATTATTAACGCTTGTCTTACCATAATCTGAACAATCAAATTTGTCAGATGAATCGATAGTTTGTTTTACACTTGCTGTAGTTACACGGCTTAGACGAACTACCAAGAACAAGATGCTCTTAGTATCGTAAGCACGATCACTGTTTGTTTTATCATTAAATTCTTTAACAGTCTTACGAATGATAGTTTGTGCTTCGAAATTCAAATCTTTCAGATGTACAATACCTGCTAAGTGAGCACTTAGATCACCATTGTCATATTCATCAGTTGGACGCCCACGTTTATTTAGGTCTTCTGGATTTTTCTTTTTAGTCATTTTTTATGTCCATTTAAACTATACTAACTTTGTGATGATGTTAGTCTATAATTCCTTTTAAAATTGCTATGTTTAATATGTACTGAACTGCTGCTGATGGAGTCTTACAAGTACCATCAGCTATTAGCTTTTCAATTAGTTTGTTCTGAGTGTCAGAAATACGTACTGTTACTCTATGTTCTTTATTCTCTTTCATTTAAATTCCTTTTGTCGACAAATTCTATGATTAATTTTGCATAAAGAAACCCCGCCTCATGAACGGGGTTTCTTATGACTAAAAAGACCACAATCAGAATTCATCACTAAACTTTTTGCTTACCTATATTATACCACAAGAGTTTAAATCGTTTCATTTTTGTGATTCGCTTCTTGTTTTTATAATACGTAGTATTTAGTGTTTTATTTTTAAAGTGACGTGTAATAAAAATTTTTTTGCGAAAAAAGTTTAATTTTTTCGTGGTGTACTTCGTTAGTACTGATTTTAATAATTTTGTATGACAGGACTAAGAAGCGACTTATTGAAAATGTCCCGATTAAATACGGTAAATCACCGGAATAAATCGGGACTGACCGGAATAAATCGGGTCATTTGCTGGATTTAAAAGGGTTAGAGCATGATTTTGTGTGTTTTTAAGCCTATTTTTGCTCATTTTACGAGTTAAATGTACGTTTTATGATCATTTGCATAGGTCTCCCGAATTAATCCAACAATATTAGAATATAATGGAAGTACTGCCTGCGGCTGCTTAACGCATGTGCTCCTGTGTCGCCATGCTCATATGTAGTTCCTCCTGAAGTCGTCACTACATATAAATCAGTAATCTGCGATTCCCGTTCCCTTCTTCGAAGGAAACTGTCATCCCCGATGTGGGTTTTTCTTTTTTTCTTTGAGTACAGAACTGAATTACTTCAAAACCCTCATACTGATTTGGCCTGTCGTCTTCTTGAGTAACTACGCGGCTTCGCCTTGTGTGTTCGTGTTGAACTCACTGAATTAGTACTTCAAAGCTGTTTAAGCCCTTACTTTCCTTTCTCAGTTACTTCAGTAAAGACTCCTACTTAATGGACTAAATAATTCAAGGAGCAACAAATGGGACAATTAGAATTTTCAGTTAGTAATGGGTACTTCACTTACGAAAGTAAAACCCAACTCATTACTATGAACAAAGGACTTATATATGTGGTTTGTCATGCAAATTATGGATCTCTCTACATAGAGAAAATCAGAAGAAGAGGGGAAGAACCAGATGTACTCAGTACTAACATACTTGAGATACCAGTACATGATCAGGACGAATGGGAAGGATTTGAATTCCAATTCATGACTGTAAATGGAATGGATACTGATTGGTTGAGAATTGTTGTAAGGGATCTCTTTCGCTTCATTGACTACATCAACACATACATAAAAGTACTCCCAAGAAAGTACTGAGGAATCGCTATGGCTTCTTACAAAGCAATAATTTTAATAGTACTGCTTTCTGTCTTTTCTGGATGGAAAGCAAATACGTACTACACAGGTTATGAAATGAACCTCGAAAAAAACATCACTGCATCCATCAAAAAAGAGATCAGTGATATGCAGTACAAACAAGCAGAACAATTAACAGCGAAGCTCAATGAGTTGAAGGATCAGGACTTCAAAGTACTCAAGGAATCACAGACGATAATTGAACGGCCTATCTACTCACAGCAATGTATTGATCAAGACGGAATAGAACTATTGAAGAGGTACAAGGAGGCAAGCAATGCACTACGTAATAAGAAGCCTTAAGGCTGCTCTCATCGGCGTTGCTCTACTACTGACTGCCTGTAGCAATCCAGTACAAGTAGCCCCTGTAATCGAACAGCAAGCACTTCTACAGCCATGCAGTACAGACACACCTATACCTACAGATACTACCGGCAAAGCCCTCATGCAAGCCCTGATTGAGTACCAGAGCCTCTATAACGAATGTGCCTCACGGAATGATGCACTAATACAAACCATAAAAGGAATTAGGGAATATGACAAAAAAGTATGATTCGAAATTTGAACAACAAATAGATAAGCAGTTTCCGCAGCTTAAGTACCATCCTGAAAATACTATCCAGTACACAATCCCTTCACGTTACGAACCAGATTTTATGTACTGCACTGATACTAAAACTTACCTCATTGAATCAAAGGGCAGATTCCGTACCAGTACTGAAGCCGCCAAATACAAACATGTACGTGAGGTACTTCCTGCTAATCATGAAATTGTATTTGTATTCATGAAAGCTAATACGCCAATGCCTAATGCCAAAAAACGAAAAGACGGTACTAAGCAGACACAAGAAGAATGGGCTGCTAAAAACGGGTTTCTTTTCTTTTACACTCATAACCTAAAGGAATTGATAAATACTCCGTAATATTAAAATAACAAACGGAGTTTATAAAATGGATGAATGCGAGTACGAAGATGATTTTGAAGATACATACTATCTACCTGACAGTATTGATGAATTAACAGGAGAATTAGGATGGACTGACGAAGCAGTTCATAACTACAATTTTTACAGGGACTATAACTAACATGGAAGAACTACAAAGGGAACTTGAGAGAAAGTTACTGATGCAAGGGTATGAGAAAGATCTACTTCAAGCTTCAGGGAGTTATGAAAGGGCAGCTAAAGGAAACGGTTCAGTACTGGACTTACCAAGAGGAAAGCAATTCTTCCTTGAAACATTCAGTGCCGTACAATCCTTTTTGTATGAATCCATTGAAAGCGAGTTAAAGAAGGCACGTAAATCTAAGTTCTATACAGCCCTAATTGAACAGCAGTCTTTGATGTACCAGAAGGATATGACAAATGCAGCGAAGTACTCTTTGTTTGTACCTCGTTATGAAAACCCAATTACTTTACTGGCCTACTTCATTACAAAAGAACTAACGAAGTTAATGGTAAGAGAGAATATTGTATTGACTGTCTTTTGTAGGAAGATCGCCAACTATTATATGCAAAGCTACAACTTCTTTGGGGAAGCTTCTGATGATGCTCTAACGGGCGTAATTCAACTGGTTAGAATTTACGTTGCAACCAATTACTGTAAGTACTTCGAAACACAGAATCTACCTGATGGGATTATCATCAAGATAAAACCAGAGTTCAGTACCCTACAGATCAGCAAAGAAGAACTACTTAATACTATTGAAGAAAGCCATGCCGCGTACAAACCTATGCTTGTTCCGCCACTACCTCATAGCAACCTACTCGATCATGATGGCGGGTATCTGGAAATCAAATCTCCAGTACTCAAAAATCCTGAGTGGGCTGAAGTTAGGCAGTACAAGTTTACAAGTGACAACGAAGGCAAAATGTTCTTCGACACTATCAATAAGATGCAAAGTACTGAATGGGCTGTTAACACTGAATTCCTTGAATGGATGAAGCAATGCAAACATCCATCAGTAATGAAGTACTTCAATAACAACATTAAAAAAATGCAGATTGACCTGAACATGCAGAACAAAGAAATTAACGCACAGATTGCAAAACTTCAGAAGACAGCGAAAACCAGTAACTATCTCAGTACTCAAACGAAAGATGAGGATGAGAAGACGCAACACATTAGTGATGCACTCAACGCTAATGATGAGATCGACAAACTTAGCGAAGAACTGGTGAATGCTACCAGTGCAGTAGGCAAGGCAAGAGGATGGGAACAGACGATTACTGATGCTGATTTCTACAGCCAGTACGAGAAGTTTTATCACCCTGTTTTCTGTGATAACCGTGGCCGTGTCTATACCTACAATACGTCTCTGTCATTCCAGGGTAACTCACTCGCTAAAGTACTGGTTAGGTCGTTCAGTACTGAAAGGCTAACCGATAGCGGCGTATACCAGCTTAAGGTACTGCTTGGTGGCATGATTGAGGGATTCAGTAAGAAGAATACCAATCCCCGTTATAACCGCGTACAGGAGCTACATGAGGCATTCACAAAGTGCATCGAACACAGCGATTACAGTGTGATTGATTTGCTTGATGAGGATGAAGTACTTCAGGCACTGAACATCATGTACACACTCTATATGCACAACAAAGACAGTACCTATAAGACCGGCATACTCGCATACATTGACGCTACCAGTTCTGCAATCCAGATACAGGCGTTGGTACAGAAATGTTCCAAGGCAGCGGGGCTAACGAATCTGTTACCTAACACTACTGATGAACTGCGTGATGCATATAAAGCCGTAGCTGATACCTGCAAAGCTATGTGTACTGAAATCGCCGCTCAAAGCGATGATGAGATAAAAAAGGTACTTCAGGCATTTTACAAATCGAATGACAATTCTAAGTTGCTCTATATGTCATAGTTACTTTGAATTAAAAAATTACAGATAACTTATGAAATAAAAAGATAAATACAATGTAAATTAAATCAAGGAGAAATTTATGTCTGTAAAACCCTTAGCTCGGTATATTGTACCAATAGTAACAGTTTCATTTTCAGAAAAGAGCTTTAAATTTGATGTTAAACAGCCCTGTACATTCAGTGTTTCTGAATTTCAAGTGTTAACGATTGACGGCAAAAAAGAAAACATTATTGAAATTTCATTTGACTTCTACGTTATAATCAATCGAGAACCTTACGATTCACGCGATGCATTTTTAGCCAAGCATGGTTGTAAGTTAATTGAAGGTAATAATGGGTAAAATTAAAGTAAGCACTTCGCAAAATTAAATTAAAAAATACACGGTGACAAATGTTTATCGTGTTCTATCAAGGATGAATATGAACATTAATCACCTGCAACTAAAACTAATTGAATCTTGCCGTAATAAAAAACTATCCGTTGAGCAAACGTTGAGTACTTTAATCGCTCAACGTGACTTGTGCATTAAAATGTCTGAACATGCCGATGAAGTATTTGCACGTAAAACTTTCAAAAAGTCGGTAATGGTAATCACTAACTATGGCGGTACTCAACGCACTTCAAGACAAGACGTAATAAGCCAGCTTAAAAGCTTTGAGGATGGCTTTATCTATTCACTTACCCCCTCAGAAATTACCATGATGACTAATATGATCTTCTGGTCAATGGAAGAAGGTGTACCAAGTGCTATTAAATTTCTTGGATACTTTCGTAAATTGCTGGCGTTTGTACTAAAGCATAAAGATGTAATTGAGTTCGTGAACCCGCTTAATAACTTCCCGGTAGTACTCAGAGTCTATGAAGAGGAATCGATCTCTCTAAGCTACAAGGTACACGGGAAGACGCTAACCAGCCGTATCAACAAGAAGACCAGTACTACCAACAAACGCAAGACTACCAGTAGCTCAGTACCATCCATCATACACAGTGCCGATGCTGCACTACTGCACCTCATCAAACACGGTATGTTAGAAGCAGATATGGCCTACATTCACGACTCCATAGGCGTACATCCCAACAACATTGAAAGTACTAAGACTGCCGTAACCAACTCACTACTGGCTGTAGCAAAGAGTGAGTACTTCGAAAACCTCAAAGATCAGTTACTGGATGGCATACCGCCAGAAGCAGTACCAGACGAACTGAAGCATGTACCTACAGAAGATACGTGGGATACCTGGGAAGAAGATCTAAAGACTGCATACAACGCCTATATGTAAGTAAAGCCGCCCACTTAATGGATTAGATGAAAAGGAGAACTCACATGGACACATCAATCATTAAGCAGCGGTTTATCAATTTGAAAGTATCAACTGATATTACTGTTCCCAAAGAGAGTACTGTGAACGTGTTTTCAGTACTTTCACTATCAGATACTCAAACTCTGGTTATTCAGAATAAATCAGGTGTCACAGTACTTATCAGCGATGATCTCACTAAAGGATCAATTGAAGTACTCGATGAAATTAAAATTACATGCACCAGTTTAGTTCTGCACAATTTAACTCACAGGGATGCAGTATTGAATATTTCAATAACAGGATAATAATATGGATAAGGAATATCTAAACGCGTTGAGTACTAAAGATGAAGTACTCGATTATGCCAATACATTAGGCATCACAACATTAGTAAAATCACGCTCACTCAAGAACCTCAAATCAGATCTACAAATCAAATTTCATCAATCGCTTGCTGATGTAGTTGATGCTGTTAACAGTGTCAGTACTAAACCAATCGAAGGTGAAGATATAGTATCCGTAATCAAGAACTATGAAGTCATTCAGGTAGTACCTGTCTCCGCACTGGAACAGTACTGTAAGACTATTGGAATTCCATATGCCGCCGCAGAATCAATTATCGGTAAAACCTGGCTAAATGTTCATGGGTATTCCTTCAAAGAAGGGTACTGATCATGGCAGAAGAAAATAAAAAGAAACGTACTACCTATGTACAGGACAGAAGCAAAGCACGAAAAGCACGCCTCTCACCAAAACTCAACGAAGACACACTACAGATGCAAGCTCGCTATGAGCAGGAAGGTTATAAGAATATCGCAGAAATATTATTCCTTATTGCTAATGATGCTTTTGAAGACCTTGCAAGTACTTTAAAGACGCATGACTTACATAGCGAAGAGTACGAGCGTTCATTTCAGCGTGCTTTAAAAGCAGCGAATAACGCCGCACCTTACTTTGCCAAAGCAATACGTTCAAACGTAGAAATCAATAACACTATTGAACCTAACAATGTTGAGGATGCAATTAAAAAATTATTAGATAAAAAATAAAGGGGCGTTAAATGGATTTAACCCTATTGGATCATATTCAAGATATACCAGCATATGTCAGTACTCTAACTAAAGATGAACAACTATCAGTACTGAACTATCTGCAAGCCTGCAAAGATTACAGGGAATACAACAAGCTTGAGTTCTTTGAACCTGACCAGTGGCAGGTTGACGCGATCACGTTAGGCAGTACTGAAGATTTCAGGATGGTCTGTGCAGGAAACCGCCTCGGAAAAACATACTTCGGTACTTATGAAACCGTCATTCACGCTACAGGCCGATACCCTGAAGGATGGACAGGACACCGCTATACCAAACCAGTAAACGTACTGGTACTCGGTTGGGACTGGAGCCAGATCAACCGGCCTAAATGTACCGCAGAGTGCATCTTAGGTACGGCTGATAGGCGTGGTACTGGCTGGTTACCAAGACAAGACATTGTAAAGCTAATCCCCAAGACAGGACTTCAGAACACAGTCAGTACTGTATACGTGAAGCATTACGATGCAGCAGGTGTATGTGACGGTGAAAGCCGTATCACTTTTGATGTGTACAGTGCTGGCGTTGGTACTCTTATGGGTATGGAAATCGATTTTGCGTTACTTGATGAACAAGTACCTGAAGACATTTTCAGCCAAGTTAAGAAGCGTACATGGACTTCACGCGGTCGAGTTCTTTATGTAGCAACACCAGAGAAAGGACTCGATGAAGTAATCAAACAGTTCTGGGAAGAAGACGGTACTCACCACAGCGGATTGGTACACGTAACGCTATGGGACAGTAATAGATTCACCGATGAAGAAAAGGTGAAGATGAATGAGCAGATCGAACCTTGGGCCAGACAGTTCAGTATTGAAGGCATCCCAAGTGCCGGTAGTGGTGCAGTATTCGCAGGTATCCTGAAAGAAAGCCTACTTGATAACACATTCCGGATCGGTAAGTACTGGAAACGTATGGCAGCAGCCGATTTAGGCTATTCAGATGATATGGTATTCAGCTTCATTGCGTACGACCCCGATAACGGTACTTACTACCTCTATGACGAACTTTCATATACAAAGACCGATGCAATAATTTGTGCAGCCGGTGTACGTCCAATGCAGCACGGATATATACCAATGATCCTACCTACTGATGCCAAGGCTGAAAGGGGATTAGGAGCAACATACCAATCTATCTTTGAAGGAGCAGGTTTAGTACTAACAAGGGAATATGCACGTAACTGGTACTTTGATCCTACAGGCAAAGACCGTACCGTAAAATCCGGCATTATGTTCATGCGTGAGTTAATGCTATCAGGCAAACTTAAAGTACATCCTAAATGCACGGGTTTCTTAAAAGAATTCAGCCTGTACTCATATGATGAAGACGGAAACTTTATCGACAAAGATAACCATTTCATTGATAGCTTTAGATATAACATCATGGCAATCAATAAGTTTGGCGTATCTGAATACGAACACGAAACAAAAGGTACTAACAAAGTAATCAGTGCTAATGAATGGAGTAAGTACACAAATACATACGATACTTACTAACGGAGAAATAATTAAAATGGATTTTAAATATACAGACCTAACTACAGGTCGAACCCCTGATCTATCTTCAGATAAGTTAGAAGCTTTTGAGGAAGCACTACTTAAACAAGTACGTTCAGATGTAGATGATTGTGAAGAGTACCTTGAAGAAACTATTCGCCCAAAGATTACTGAAAATTGGGGATTCTTTAACGGTACATTGCCTAAGAAGCGTGAAGGTGAACCATCGTTTGTAGACAATACCTGTAATGCGACAGTAGAACATTATGTAGCTGCGTGTATGGATGCCTTCAGTAGTGGTGAATCACTTGAAGTTGTCCCTGATGGTGTAATGTCACCAGTAACTTTGAAGGTGATCAATCAAGTACTTAATGATGTACTGGATAGCGATAACGACAGGCAAACCCTGTACCGTGCGTTTTTCAAAGATGCGATGGTAAGTAGTGCTTCTGTCATGCGTCCAATCATCCGTGAAGAGAACAAGATTGAAAAAGAATTCTTCACAGAACTAACACCAGATGTGATTCAGTTCAGACAGGCTCAGCTTGAGTCTGATGATCAGTACGAATCAGTAGAGGTTATCGTTACTGACAGGAAAGACGAACAGATCAGCAATGATATGCCGGTTGAGCCAACATCTTTACTTGGGCAGATGGATGTAACAGGTATGAGCACTGTAATGGAACAGACGCTTTATACGGGATACTTCGCTATCGTTTCGAAAGTGAAGACAATTAAAATTGAAGCTGTACCTGCTGAAAACTTTATTATCAACAAAGATGCTCGTGGGATTAACGATGCTCGTATTGTTGGTCACAAGGCAATGACTACTATCAGTACTCTATTAGAAATGGGCATTGATGAAGATAAAGTACTGGAGGTTTGGGAGAAGTGTAATGATGACGATGCTGATAGTAATATTGCATCACTATCCCGTAAATCCGGTTTAGTACTGGATAATGATGATGATTCTCTTGATAACTCACAACGTGAAGTAGAGCTATATGAGTTATATATCAAATCATCTGTAGAAGAAACTGTAGGTACTGATAAAGAAATAGCCGTATCCAAACTCTATCAGGTATTTTATTGCGAAGGCGTACTTTTAGCGTACCAGGAAACAGATGTAGTACCATATTGCGGTACTTCACCAATTCCAAGACCTCATATGTTTTGGGGTGAGGGGATGGTAGACCTAACGAAGAGTATTCAGAGTGCCCGCACCGGACTACTACGCCAGCAGTTCGTGTATAACGAAATGGCAAGCCGTCCACGTTTCGAATACAACCCTGAAGAACTTCACAATGTACGAGATATTTTCAATACAGCCCCAGGTACGGGTATTGCGGTAAAGGTTTCAGGTACGATCAATCCTATTCAGCTCACGGCTATGGCAGGTGATTCAGCCGGTCTACTTCAAATGCTCGATACCATGCGTGAATCTGGCACTGGTATGTCATTTGTTGGTCAAGGCATGTTAGGTGAAGCTCTTGCAGCAGGTTCCAGTACTCAAAGTGCTGCAATGATTTTATCTGAAGGCCAACTTGTACAGAAGAGTGTAATCAACACACTACTCAACGGTGCGATCATCCCATTGGTGAAAGCACTCTATAACATGTTGCGTGAAAACTTCAGTACTTGGGATCTACAGGTAGATGGTGAGAAACTTACTATCAATCCGAACGAATGGCCTGAACTACGTAATGTGCGTATCAAGACACCATTGGGTACTACAGCCAAACTTGAACAAAGCCAGAAGTACGGCAACCTTGCTCAAGTACTTGCAACGGCTGCACCAGGTACTGAACTCGCTAAGTTAGCCAGTGCAAATAACATCCGTGCCGCAATGGTGAAGAGTTATGAACTCATGGATATTGCCGATGCTCAGTACTACATGAACGATGACAGTACTATCCAGCAAAAAGACCAGCTCACGCAGCAGCTATCACAGCTACAGGAGCAAATGCAGCAGATGACTCAACAGCTACAGCAGCTTTCAGACCAGAATCAGGTACTACAGAGTACTGCTAACAACATGGCACAGAAGCAGCTTGAACTGGATGAACGTAAGGTTGTGCTTCAGGAACAGCAAGCTCAGGCAGACATGCAAAACATGGCACATGAGCAGATTCGCAAGCAGGATGAAACTGATGGCAAATTGCAGAACATGGCTGATAAGCAAGCCCTACTTGAGAAAGAAGAAGCACTCAAAGAGGAAATGGCTCAGGCTGAAATTAAATCTGGAAATAATATTTTCACATCAATTTAAAGGGGGAATGGATTTCCCCTAAAATTACAGGAGTTAATAATGTCCGAAACATTAAGCGACATTTCATTAGCACCTAATAGTACTCAGGAGCTAAATCAAACTGCACCATATATGATTCAGCCTAAAACGGCTCCAGTACTAATAAGTGCTTCAAACAATACAATGCAGGGATATGAATTACAGGTAGGGGAAACCTTAGTTGTAGATCAGGACGTAACCGTATATCTCACCAATAAGACGTACAGGACCGCTTCTATCGGTATCCTCACAACTGACAGTACTAACGTACCAGTAGTACCCGCAGAGGCCGTATACCTAAGCTCTGTGGGCTTAGCGATTATCGGTAGTACTAACCCTCAAGTACCTTTCACGACGAATCCAGAAGCCTCTACAGGCTACACAGCACAGTATTCATCTACAGATAGTACTGTTGTGCAGATCAACGCGGATAGCACATGGACAGTACTGAAAGATAGTAGCGGGGTAAGCATAGCTGTCACGTTGACTAACACCGATGGCAGTACTGTCAATGATAGCTCAGCCGTGTTTACTTCAACGCTATCAGCGTACACGGACAGTACCAGGACTATCAAAGTTGGCCAAACCTACCAGCTCACGTACACAATCAGTCCTTCTGAGGCGGCTACTCATCCAGAACTGGTACTTGAGTTCTTCAGCAATGATCCCGCTATTGCCACTATCAGCCGTACTGGCCTTACTACAGGCGTAACTGATGGCAATACCCGTATTGGCGTTAAAGCTAAGTTCAGAGGTGCAGAAGCAAGTGACAGTTCGTACTTCCAGGTAGACCCACAATAATAAAATAAGGAATAACAATGAAAATTACTTACCCTGATTACACTATCCCCGCTGATGGTGAAATCTCCCTATATGCAGTATTCTCTGACTCTGTAGGGAAAACACTGTTAGTACAGAACAAATCGACAGCAAAGATCGTTATCAGAACTACATCAAATACTTCTCATGATGGATTTGAACTTGTTACGCCATACTCAATTACGCTATCCAGTACTGGAAATATTTTTATCAAGAATATCAGCTATACAAGTGCTGTGATTTCTGTATCTGAAGTTGAGTAAAGTAGTCCACTAAATGGAACCCGTACTGAAATACGGGGTTAATTTATGGAGTGCATGAATGAATGACAATGAAGTACTAAAGAAGTTTGAATCCTTGCGTTCAGAGTGTTTGAACAATCCAGTATTCAAAGAGATTCTTGTGCAAGTCGAAGAAGATATTATATCAGGGATTAAAAAGTCCCCTGATGACGCTGTGATTTCTCACTATGAGTATCAGGCATTACAACGCATTATTGGAAAGATTAACGCACTTACATTCAGTGCAGCAAAACAAAAACATATACTTTCCAAACCCATAGATGTATCAGACTACTAATACGTAATAACTGAAATAACACATCTTACAAATATAACCTTTATCACTATGCATAGTGAGGAATACTTATGTCCGAAACAACAAACGAAATTCTAAGTTTCTTAGATTCTGAATCGCCAGCAGACTCCCCAGCGGAACAATCTCATGATGTAGAAAAAGAGGAACTTGACACCGACGAATCAACTACTGAAGAAAGTACTCATGACGATGAAGACGAATATGAAACAGAAGAAGAGTCAACCGCAGATAGCGATGATGAAGAACATGAAAGCGATGATGACAGTACTATCAGTACTGAGGCCAACAACATTGATGATCATGACTTCACACTTACTATCGACGGTGAGGAAGTTACCGTAAAGGGTAGTGAACTCAAAAGTGGGTACATGCGACAAGCGGCATTTACCAAGAAGACGCAAGAGATTGCAACTCAGCGTAAAGCACTTGAAGCAGAACTGACCAAAGCAGTTGAACGGTCTGAGGCTGTCAAGTTCAATGCAAACATCGAAATGGAACGTTTAGATGGTGCATTAAAACAATTGGGCGGTTGGGATGGTTTACGCCGTGAAGCTTCACCAGAACAATATGACCAATTTCACTCGCGTTATATCCAAGCTAAAAAAGACGCAGAATTAGCTGATGATATTTTACGTGAAACATCAAATTCTATGCGTGAAACAAACGCAAAAAATATCGAGAACATCTTTAAAGAGATGGCAAGTACTCGTGATGGCTTCAATGCCGGTACTATTAATGAGTTAGACAAATTTCTATCAAACCGTGGGTTTACAGAGGATCAAGTACTAAGCATGACCTCGCCTGAAGCATGGGACATTGTGTATGACGCAATGCAATACCAGAAGCTACAGGAACGTACTAACAAGAATGTAAAAACTGAGAAGAAAAAAGAGATTGAGTCTAAGTCACATTTGAGTGCACCTGTTAAAAAGATAGATCAAAAAGGAAGTAAATCTCGACAAATCGAGAAAGGACTTCAAAGACAAAAACAATTAAGGGGCAGGGAACAATCCAAAATTACACAGGATCTGCTATCAAAATTATTATAAGAAATTAGGAGAAGTATATGGCACAACAATTAACTGCCAATCTAAAGGGACAACACAAAGCACTCTCGGATATTGTCGAAAATATCTCACCCGAATCGACTCCGTTCCTTTCAATGATCGGTAAAAGTACTATTGATAACGTACTATTTTACTGGACTGAAGAAGAACTTGCAGCCGCTGGTAGTAACAGTGCAAAGGAAGGGGCTGACGCAAAAGACCATGTTGACAATGTTTTGCTTGAACACGACAACTATACGCAAATCTTTACCAAGACTGTACGCCTGTCTGGTTCTGCAATGGTTACAAGTATTGCTGGTCAAAAACAAAAACTTGCACATCAGGTTGAACTACGTGCTAAAGAACTAAAACGTGATCAGGAATTTGCGTTTCTATCAGGCCAGGTTAAAACAGGTGAGACTGCTTCTGTAGGCCGTTTAACTGCGTCTTATCAAGCACAGGTTGATGCTGGTAACGTTATTGATCAGGCATCCGCTGTAATTACTCTTGATGTAATTGATGAACTTCTAACCCGTCTATTCGAAAATGGTGCAACGCCAGACTACATCATGTGTCACCCACGTGTACGTAATGCACTGGTTAAAGCTATTTCTCAACGTGATGGGGTACTACGTGATGTAGGAAACGGTACTGAGATCGTTAATGATGTCGTTCGTTATACATCTCCAGTAGGTGCGGTCGATGTTATTAATAACCGCCTTGCAAAGTATGATGCAAGTACTGGTATTGGTGACATTTATGTATTCGATTCATCTATGTGGGAACTTGTTACTCTACGTCCATATAGCCTAAATGAACTGGCTAAAACTGGTGATAGCGAAGCACGTCAACTAATCGTTGAATGTGGCTTGAAAAACCGCTCATTCAAATCTGCTGGTTTAATCAATAACGTTAAAGTTTAATTGAATTGAGTACTAAGTACTCAATTAACCAATCCTCAAGGGTAGGGCATAATGACAAATTTTGTCTGTGCCTTACCCTTTTTTATTTTATAAGGATATAAAATGGCTCAATACCAAAACGTATCTGACCTGTACACGGATGTACAAAAATACGTTGATACTAAGGAAGCTTATTTCATTAGTAAAATTCCAGCGTGGGTGTACTTTGCAGAAACTGAATTAGACCGCCGTTTGCGTCATCCTGCTGCTGAAAAAGTGGATGTATTCACTGTGAGTGCAGGCTATGACTATTTGACTGCACCTAAAAACTTACTGGAATTAAAATCAATCCGTAACCGGTCGAACAATCAGATTCTGTATCGTCAGTCCTATGAAAAGATCTATGACGTACAGAACTACTCTAATCAGCCAATAGCCTTTGCCTCAGTATCCAATATGTACAAGCTGGATAAAGCTGTCAGTACTGATACTGCGTTTGAAGTGGTGTATTACATTGCACCAGAAAAGCTTGATGTAAGTAATTCCAGCAACCTGTATCTGATTGCCGTACCAGATTTCTTACTATGGGTAGCACTGGAACAGGCATACATATTTGACGGTCAGCCAGACCAGGCTCAGTACTGGCGTAACATGGCGGAAACCTCGTTAACAGGACTACAGGAGCAACTACTAAGGGAATCATATCAGGGCAGTACTTTAGTGACGTGGGCTAACTCAGACAACATCACGCGGTACTATTAAAAAGGAGAAATTAAATGGCAGGGATTTTTGATTCTCTCGCTACAGACGATCCGCAATGGATCAGTAGCAGTGAGGAAAACGCCAAGCGTGCAGAACTGGCAGCTACCAGTGCGACTAACTCACAGTCATCAGCCGCAGCCGATGCAGATCAGGCAAAGCATTACATGGAACTGGCAGCAGGTGCTGTATCTGGCGTGGCTCTATTCAATGAGCGTCATGGGGCTGTGTACCCTCAGAAGGGTGACTACACGGCAGATATGGTTGGTGCCCGTTCTGTAACATGGTCGCCAGGCTGGAATGACATTACCAGTAAACCAGACGTAGCAGTAAAGACTACGGCACAGACCATCACAGGACTGTTCTCTTTCAACGCCGCCACACCTAACGAGGGTGTTGGGTTGGCATTTGGGGGTAATGGTTCTGAGTTACGTATGAACAATCTCACAACAGATTTAGAGATCATGCACGGTAACTCTAAGGCTATATTGGGACTACAGGAGGATGGCGTAATCTTCGCTAAAACCAGTACTGGTATGAAGTACCGGTACTACACAGAAGCGAACCCGTTTCCAATCGCGTCCAACTACAAATTACAAAAGGTAGCTGGTGCAGACTCGATCAAAATTGACGCAAGTACGGCATCTGTTTTCCACATTACGTTAGACCGTGCCAGTACTAATCTCACCTTTGCACCTTATGGCGGTGAGTCTGCATTTCGTCAGATTACATTGTTAGTTCTGCAAGATGTTTTTGGTGATCGTGCCATCAACTGGCCTTCAAACGTGAAATGGTCACAGGACAGAAAACCACAACTATCATTAGATGCAAACATAATGGATGTACTGACACTCGCCAGCTATGACGGTGGTAATACATGGTTAGGCTTCTTTAATGGTGGATGGTTTAACATGAATTAATAAAGAGGATTATATGATACATAGCATATGGGATAATGATAAAGATTCCTCTGGTAACGTATTACAACTTTTGAGAGGGCACAGGTACTTTCTTGAAAGAAATACGGGTAAAACCATTGATGCTACAAAACAGCATTATGTTTTTAATGAACAAATGGTTTTGAGTAATAACCGTCATTTTATTGCATCAAGTATGCAAGAAGCACAGCCAAACGGAGACGCCACCACAGAAGGACAATCGTTACAGATCCTTGGTCATTGCTATGCATACATGGCTACTCGCGATGAATGGCAGCTTGATATGGCTAAGAAGACTTTTCAGGCATATATAGAGCACTTCTATCAGGAGCCAGTACCAGACGTTACACGAATGTATATCTGTAACTGGATCATCAACGGTAAGGAATCATCACTTGCAAATTACCCTATCGATTGGGAATCACCAACACACTCAGGCTTCAAACGTGTAGTACTTCCATATACGAACGGATTAACGAAAGTACCTCATGGTTCACCTTACTTTGGTGAGTACCTTGATAAAGCTACTTTTGCCTTTGTAGGTGAACTTGCATGGGATGCTATCAACGCTTCAGTACAGGCATTGAAAGCAGATGGTAGTACTGACTGGAGTAATGACGGTCAACAGTATGACATTGACTGGATCATCAATTGGGAAGGTAAAAAAATAGATTGGGACGGCAATGTATTAAGTACCGGACACTCAGAAGATGAGAAAGGTACTATGCAGTTGAAAGATACTTCTATCACTGGCAACTACAAAACGAACTTCACAGGTAAAGTACCGGTAGAGTTTGGTGGATATTTAATGCCTACTAACTCTGCATGGCATAATAGGCCGGTAAACGTGCCAGTAACTAAAGGTAATTTCGGAAATGCAGCCGATGCTGAACAATGGTTTGCAGATGCGGCATATCTGTTATGGAAAATTACTGGCGAGGATATGTATTACCGTGCTTGGCAATGTTCTTTAGAAACCTGTAAATCATATTCTGAAATTGATTTGTATGATCGATTCTTCCGTAAAAGTACTAATGACAAATCGCCTTTTACTGATGGTATCAGTTATGACTATTTCTACCCAAGTGAACAGGAAGCTTCTTACAGCCGTGATTCAGAAGGGTACATAGTTATCACTCAAAGTGCAGAGGCACAAAGTACTTTAGAACAACAGGCCGTATGGTTCAGGATCTCGAAGGACTCCAAGGTACGTACTCAATATGGTGGGGTAGACAGTGCCGGTAATCCGTTACGTGCCCGTATCAGGTTGATACTCTCACAGCAGAATACAGATAAAGATCCATCAGCACGTGAGTACCAGTACGATTTACCACAGAGTACCATTACTGCTGTACAGACGTATGATGTTCCTCTTAGCTCTCTCACACCTGTAACTGACCTTAACGGGAAAGAATACTTCATGGCTGATCTGCGTAGCGTCTATACGTATGGTGAGCCGGATGTAAGTACTTCGATGATGACGGATTACAACATCCTTGGAACACGTCAGGGTTCAGTGAACCACACGGTATTCACATCAGACAGTGCAGGTATGGGTATCGGTTTCTGGTTACTGGATGCAGGCACATCAGTACTGAACAGCATTACTTACAAAGCTACCAGAACGGTAGAAATCGGCATTGAAGATGATAATGGTTGGCGTTGGCAGTGGACATTGCAGCCTACCAGTACTTACGTTACTCACAATCTGTTCTCAAGCCAGTTAGTACTAAGAGACTATCAGCCTAACCATGCAGATACTGAGGTAAGGCCATCCACGCCGGTATACTCAGTACTGAAAGAGTTCTCTGTTACACCAGTAGAGAATGCTGAAACTCACTTCTACTGGTATTGCCTGAATGATGTACCGCCAACGTTCTCACTGGATGATGGCTACACCATGAAGTACAGCGTGACGATTTCTGGTGATGCTGCACATACTGCTAAATTAGGTGATTGTACAATTATCAATTACAAATCAAATAACTTAGCATTCACGCCTGGTGTTATACCGTTCAGCAATATTTCTGTTCCAGATAATATTCAGTTCGATGGATGGAGAGGCAGCCCATATCCGGGGTACATGCACCCGTTCATCTATACCCATGATCGAGTACCCAACGAATGGAGTACTCACCTGAATAATATGATCGATTTTTTATGGTCATCTCAACAAAGTTATTACAACAACTTTGGGGAGTTAGGGCCGGGTATGAGTGCGTACATCTGGAACCGTTGGGACAACCTTAAGTACGGTAAACCAGATACCTGGACATTCTTCCATTGGGGGGATGGTCATGCGTGGGCGGGCTATCAGCCCAGGGCTTATTGTAGTGCTGCACGTGCATGGTACGAGCTGGTGATCCAGAACAAACCAGTACCGGCTAAGTTGCAACAGTACGTAGATAACTGGGCTACCTGGTTAGCTCAGAAATTCAAAGAGCATGGGTGTACGCCTACTGACTGGAACACTGATGGGAGTAGCGTATTCGATACCACAGACTTCACAGGGCATATGTCAGGTTTATGGTTAGCCGGTTCATGCTTTGCAGTACTGGCTGGTTCAACACTGTCTGTACTGCCTGAATTCATTGAAGGCGTTGTAGGTGAACTGGAGCGTAACTTTATCAATACCGGAATACCAGGGCATATCATGAATGGCTCATGGAGTCCTGCTGTACGTCTGGATACCGGCAATGGTGTAGAGAACAACGGGATGTTTTTTGGCTTCTGGAGTGGTGAAATTCTGAGAGGCTTGGGTATGTACTTACTCTATAAGCAGATGAAGCCAAAACAGGATATGTACAAAACAATAAGAAAATAACAACAAAAGTACTGGCATTAACTTGCCAGTACTTTCATGAGATGGATCTCAAAAATAATAACAAGGAGCATTAAAAGATGCCTTTAGATAATAGTAACTATATCTCGGAGATGAACACGAACAACCCTGTCGGCTCCGTGGATACTGTTTCAATGGTCGATGATTTCTTGCGTGAAATAAAGAAGACTATGAAGCAATCATTTCCCAATATCAATAAACAAACAACCATTACTTCAGATGAACTTAATAATCTTAAAACATATTTGAAACGTAATGGTACTGCATGGGATATGCAGAATAGCCCGCTCATTAATGTACAGGCATCTGATAACAGTACTGCTGTACAACCTCGTTCTTATAACGATGGTCGGTACTTACTCAAAGCTAATAACCTTGGTGATATAGGTAATAAAAACGTAGCACTTCAGAACCTTATGTCAGGGCTTGATGGCGGTGCGGGTGGCTGGGCACAGATGCGTACCAACGTCACAAACATGATGTATCCGGTAGGTTCGATCTACATGAATTACTCGCGTGGTAACAATCCTCGTGATTTCTTTGGGGAAGGTACATGGGCTGCATACTCACAAGGTCGAGTACTGATCGGTGTAGGGCAAACATCAGATTCACGTGGAGAAGTACGCAACTATGGAGCAGGTGCAGCAGGTGGTGAGTACCAGCACGTACTGACTGAAGCAGAGATGCCCAGCCACAACCACGGTATTGCATTAGGTTACAACGGTGACGGTGGTAACGGCTCTGACAGCTCACCGCCTTATATGCGTTTCCCATCCCCACAAACTCAAACTACAGGTACAGATTGGCGTGGAGGAAACGCCGCACACAATATTATGCAACCGTTCGTTGCTGTGTTTATTTGGGTGCGTACTGGTTAATTAAAATCGCCCACTTATGGAGAAGAACGGGGATACAACATCCCCGCTTCTATTAGGAGAATAATAAATGACACAAGTAGTCATAAAAGGACTGTCTCAGTATGGAGTAATTACTGATGTTCCACCATTTGAAACGCCTGCTAATGCATGGACAGAAGTACGTAATTGTTCTTTTGAAAATGGTGGGTTAAGTAAGTCAGGTACACGTGAATCAGTAATGATCCCTTCAACTGATCAAGTTAATAAAATATACCCAAAGAACGGCAACATCTTTTACAGTACTCATGACAAGATTATTCGTGCTACTGGTGTGGCTAATATTGATGTTTCGCGTAATACAGGCGATTACCTGACTTCTGATGAATGGTTCTGTACTGAATTATCAAACGTAGTTATTTTTACCAATGAATCTAACGTACCTCAGATGTTTAAGCCTACATCTAACCGATTTGAAGATCTAACAGCATGGGGTACTGAAAATGGAAGTACTGTTAACTGGCGTACCAGTAAGCTACGTGCTTTCAAGAACTTCTTAATCGCAATTGGCATGTTAGAAGATGGTGTTGACTATACACAGCGTATCCGGTGGTCAGACATAGCTCTACCAAACGAAGCACCGCCATCATGGGACGCTACCAGTACCACAGGCTCAGCAGGGTTCAATGACCTCTCAGAAGCACGAGGTAAGCTTATCGACGGTCTACCAATGGGTGAGTACTTCATTCTGTACACCTCTCAAGAAGTCTTCCTGGTAACTTACGTGGGTGGTAATGACATTTTCACGTTCCGTAAGATCTTCGATAACCTTTCAATACTGGCTCCAGAATGTGTTGCTCAGGTGAAAGGCGGTCACTTCTTAGTTACAACGTCCGATATAGTGATTCACAACGGCAGCACATGGGAGTCCATCATTGAGAACAAGATTAAACGCGATCTGTTCGAAACCATGTCAGCAGGGGAAACGGCGAACGTTAAAGTACAGGCATATCCGGCGAAGCAAGAGGTATGGGTACTGTATCCATCATCAAAAGGGGCAGCACTGGATAGAGCGGCTATCTACTCGCTTAACAGCAATACATGGACTTATCGTGAACTACCAAACGTAACCACAATCAGTTACGGCATCCTTCCTACTGACAATGATCGCTTAATCGATTTGCAGAACATGCTAATGGACGATGATCCAACTACGTTCAACGGTGTCGGCCAGGACTTCGTAAGAGGCTCATTGTTTGTGAATACTAAAGAACTGGATTGGTGGGCGGTAGACGAAGGTTCAAGCGGTTCTGTTAACTTGCCTTCCATCGCTATCAAACAGAACATTGATTTTGACGATTACGGCTTAGAAGCAACGAGCCACAAAATGGTGAAGGGTATTTATCCGCAGATCTCCGGTACTGGCACTGTCTTCATTTCAGTTGGCGTTGCAGAGAACCCATATGATGCTCCAGCCTGGAGTGAGTCAGTAGAGTTTGAGGTAGGCGTAGATAGAAAGGCAGATTTCAGGATATCAGGAAGGTACATCTCTATCCGCTTTGAAGCATTCAGCAAAGAGTACTGGACGTTAACCAGCTATGGAATAGACGTAACACCACGAGGGAAGAGGTAATGGCGAACAAGAAAAGCGTATATGTACCAGCACCTACTATTGGTTCTCTGTTCGACGTTGAAAGAGAACTACGCCGTATTCAGGAAGGTTTCACAAGCGTAGGCGAACACATAGCTACAGAAAAAACATTTGATGCACCAACTAAAGATGTTGAATTACAGATTCGATATGCAGACGGGGTTACATGGAATCCCCGTGGTTTAGGTGCAGGACTCTATATATTCGTAGATGGGGTTTGGAGGAAATTTACACTAACATAAAACAAGGAACGTTTATGGGGAAAAATCATAATAACAAGCCAACATCCTCAGTGGATATGAAAGGGCTAATTGAAGTACTTAATGTTGATAGTTTCAGAGATGTTTCTCAACTTTTTTACCAGACAGGAATTTTCGACAACTTAGTACATGATGATTGTACTGAAGAAGATATAATGACTCACCTTAATGATCATGAAGGTTTATTTCAGATTAGCATTGGTGGTGAATTTGGTGGTGTTTTTACAGTTGATGATTTAGGTACTATTTGTGGCATTAAGACCTGTGAAGTACATGCATACATAATTCCTTATATGCGTCGTTACAGTACTCAATTTCTAAAAGCCTTTGCTACGTTTATCTTTGAGATCTCTTCATTTGATACAATCGTCACCTCAGTACCTGATCATACAAAGTATGTTGTGAAAGTACTTAAGCGAATAGGTTTTCAAGAAATAAACTGGAGTCTTACACAATATAAAAAAGAAGGTAAAGATATAGGGATGACTTATCTGTACCTTAAAAAATAATTCAAGGAGGAATAAAGATGGGATCTCTATTCAAATCTGGTTCTCAAACTGCTACACAAAAATCATCATCTGAACCCTGGAAACCAGCACAAAGTAACCTCAAAGACATTTTAGGTGATGTTAGTGATTGGTATAACCAAGCTCAAAAAACAGGATACATTTCACCTACTGGTGATCTGTCTTCAATTTTTAACCAGTACTTACAAGGTTTAAACGGTGTAAGTTCTGATGCAACGAATACTACTAACAGTCTGCTTGGTCAGGGTAACAGTGCTGCACAGTCTGCATTATCTGGCTATCAGAATGCCGCAAATGGTGGACTTGGTTACAGCACTGGCGATATAGCAAATGCTGCATCGAGTCTTTATAACAATGACTTAGTAAACAAACAGATCGAAGCTGCTAACCGTCAGATTGATAACACTCTCACAGAGCAAACCTTTACCGGCATTGATCGTAATGCGGTCGCTGGCGGTAACGCGGGTTCCTCTCGTGCTGGGGTAGCTCAGGCTATCGCTGCACGTGATGCTGCACAAATGAAAACTGACAACGCTAATACCATTACTGGCAACGCATACAACAATGCTATCAATACCGCAGCTAATACCCTAAACAATAACTCTAACATGCAGTTAGCGGGGCTTGCAGGTACTGCCAGTACTGGTAATCAGTTGTACTCACAGGGCAGTAACTATGCGTCTTCAGTACTGAATGGTCTGTCTCCACAGTTACAGAGTTCTCAGCTATCAGCACTCATTCAACAGCAACAACAGACTGATGCTACTGGTAATCGTGACTACCTGGCTAACCTCATTTCTCAGTACTACTTACCTGTATCTGGCTCTATTGCTGGCTTAGGCGGTACTACCTCTGGTTCCAGTACTCAGCCTGGCGGTTCTTCAATGTTCAACTCATTACTATCTGGCGGGGCGGCGGCTTCACAAATCTATCAAGGTTTCTCTGACAAACGCCTGAAGAAGAATATCAGGAAAGTAGGAACTGAAGCCGGTCACAACGTCTATGAATGGGAATGGACTAAACGCGGTAAAGAACTTGCAGGTAATCAACCAGCACGAGGGGTGATTGCACAGGAAGTACTTAAGAAGAAACCTGAAGCGGTAAGTACTGATCCAAGTACTGGATTCCTAATCGTCGATTACAGCAAACTCTAAGAAGGATAATACTCATGGGAAACTTCTTAGGGGAAATTGGTAAACGGGTAGGAGATCTTGTATCTCATCCAGTAAAAATCAGTAAGGACTTAGTTACCGATCCGTCAAAGGGCTGGGACGAGCTTACTGATTTGTATACTCATAATGAGCATAAAGATCAGGATCTATTTCAAAAAGGTTTTGGGATAAAAGGTTGGGTAGGTGATCACCCCCAAGAAACAGCAGCGGCGGTAGTGGCCTCTATCTTTGGAGGATGGGCAGCCGGTGGTGCATATGCAGGAGGTGCAGCCGGTGGTACTGGTGCTGCTTCTGCTGGAGCCGGTACAGGTAGTGCTGCTGGCATGACGGGTATCGGTGCAGGTTCAGTATCTGCAACTCCGTTTTCTGCTGCTGGCAGTTCATTAGCTTATGCACCTTCTTCCAGCTCAGTACTGGCAGGTACAGGTTCACAGGGTATTGCAAGCGGTGCAGGTACTTCAGCACTTAGTTATGCACCTACCCAAAGTACTGTACTTGGTGGGACAGGATCAGGTATTGCACCAGATTTTAGTGCTGGTTTAAGTTCATCTGGTAGTTCTGGTATTAATCCGCAGCTTATCCAGCAAGGTATAAGCAGACTTCAGCAAAGCCAAAACCAGAATCAACAACAGCAAGCACCACAAATAACATTACATACAAAGAGTGGCAGTTTTAATTATCAGCCACCTTCAAGTACTGCTTATTCTCAGGCACAACAATTACTAAACCAAGCCTTGGGAACAAATCAGTTCAGTACTAACCCATTTCGGAGATAATAAAATATGGCTTCATTATTTGATAATTGGCTACATCAAAATCCTGAAAGTACTCCAGAGGATCAACAGCAAGCACTAAGCGTTTTTAACAACATTGGTAACTCAGTTGATGATAATTATGATTTAAATGCACAAAGTGTTTTACCTCAAAGTACTTCTTCAGATGAACAGCCTCAGAGTACTAATAGTTCTGGCGGTTTTCTGGATAATCTTGCAAATCTATTCAGTAATCCAGCGTTCTTACAATCTGCTTCAGCGTTCGGTAGTTCACTTGCCGGTGATCAGGGTGGTTTTGAGCGTGGTATGAATGCTTACGCACAGACGATGGATGAACGTAGACAGGAAATTAGCAGAACTCAGCAGCAGAAGCTGGCGAGACAACAGCAGCTTGAAGACAGACAAGCAGAACAGGCATGGAATGATAAGGCAGCATACCGTGATTCTCTGTATCGCCAGTACACACCAGATAGCGTACAGCAGTATCAAAGTACTGGTGATGCTTCTGTACTTAAACAACAAGAGCTAACCCCGTGGCAGCAGGCACAAGTACAGTTGGGTACTCAGCGTATTGATAACCAACGTTCGATAGCTGATCAACGAGTCACAGAACAAACCGCTGCACGTCTCCAACGTCTGGCACAAGGGAATGTTACGGCTGACAGTACTGAATACGCACCTAAGAAAGACAGTACCGGTGTATGGCAAATACCTAACTTTACAAGCAAGGGGCAATTCACAGGTTACAAACCAGCAGGCCCGGAGATGCAAAAACAACTGGATGCCAAAGAAGTAAGTGGTTTACCAAGTGCATCAGAAACACAGATGAGTGGTGACATTAAAGAACTTCAGGATGCTATCAAAAACGGTAATGTCGACACCTTTACCGGTCAGGTAGCAGGGCGTTCAGATACCGTTGCAGACTGGAACAGTTCATTACGTGGTTCTGATGCAGAACGTGAGGCATATAAAGCAGCACAACGTATAGACGGTAATATGTTAACTGGCGGTGTTGCTAATGCAAAAGCAATGGGAGCCTCTGGTATCAATACCAAAGCAGAAGCGGATATGTATTTCAAGGCAATGCCTCGTCTCGATAAAACTTCTCCTCAAGCACTTCAGAACTCACTGGAAAAGATTCAGGCATATACAACACAGTTCAATGCAACTAAGCGTGGTCAACCTGTGAGTACTGCACCTGCTAATTCCAGTTCTTCAAGTACTAACTTCGGTTCCAAGTACGGCTATTAATCATCCTGAAAAGGCGGTTAGCAGCCGCCTAAAAATAATTATTGATAATAAGGTGAATATATGGCTAAGTCATGGTCAGAAATTAAAAACAGTCAGGATTTTCTAAACGAAACACCTGAAACACAACGTGTAATTGCAGAAGATTATTTTAATAAAGTAATTCGCCCACAGGTTGAACAGAATGGTGATGATGTAAGTACTGTCTACAATGATTTTACTTCCAATGCATTACCCATTTCTGATACTGCCAGTACTATCGATGCTCAGTTAGTTAATGCTCAAAACGCATTACATCAGGCCGCAGCAGATGGATCATTAGGTTCACCAAGCGGTGCTGATAACCGTTCTTTACTCCAAAAATTCACAGACCGAAACGGTGCTATTTGGGATGGGGCTACATCATTTGATTACGCTGGTCAGTACAAAGATCTCAAAAGTAAGAATCGTAATCCTGATGAAGAAGAACTGTTCCAGGCTCGTAAGCAGCAGATTGAAGAGTACTTACCGCAGGCTCAGGCACTGAAGGCTAAGAACCCTGAACAGTACCCAATGGATGAAGTTGATCTGGCTGGTAGTCTGGCAATGGGTAAGGATGCAAAAGATCTCGCAGAGTACTCAACTCTTGCAGCAACACTACCGGTTACCGGTGGTGCATCGCTACTGGCACGTTTGGGTATCGGGGCTGCACTAACCGCTGGAAGTACATTAGCTGGTCAGGCAACAGATGCAGCGGTAAGTGATAAAACTGCTGGCGATGCTTTTGATAGCGGTGAACTGGCTACCAGTGCTGGCCTTGGTGCTTTAGGCGGTGCAGCAGCACCTTATCTTGTTAAAGGGGTAACTGCATTAGGTTCCGGTATTGGTAATAAACTGGCTGATTTAGGGTTAGATATACCTGCACTTGGTATCACTAAAGATGCAGCCATGTTACGCAGATACGGCGATAAAACTAATTCAGATACAGTACAGAACATCACTCAAAGCAACATTGCCGATCCTATAGCACGTACTGAAGCACAGAAGGCGTTTACTGCTGCAACTACTGATGATGCAGGTAACTCATTACTTGTGCCTTCTCAGGTGTTCAACGATACAGGCAGTCGTTATATCAATGCTGAACGTAGGGCACTCAACAAAGATGATTCATTCTGGTCACAACGTAATGCAGCTACTGATACTGGCGATGCGATCAAGGATGCAATCAAGGACGTGAACGTAAGTCCAACCACGCTTCAAAATGCAGGGGTTGCTTTAGGTAATGATTTCCATAAAGAAGCTTCCCAACTCTATACTGCGAGAGCGAACGAAGCACAGGATTTACTGGATCAAGCTCAGGTTGGACAACTCAAGATGCCACGTACTAAGCAAGTAGCTCAGTACCATCTTGATGAAAATGAACGCATGGGTGATGTGAATCTAAGTCCAGAAGTACGCAGAACTCTTGAGAATTTTAACAAAGCAGATCTACGTAATATTCAAGATTTAGATAAATGGAAACGCACCCTCACTAATAAATCAGACATTGCCTTTCGTCAGGGAGATTACACAAGCAGAGATGCTATCCGAGAAGTATTATCAGGATTGAAACAGGAAGCTGATGCAACAATCAGTAGTATTAGTCCTGCTGCTGGTAGCTTATATCGTGAGGCTGATGAGTTTTATGGTGATGGTGTAAATGCTATTGGTAGAAAATCAGTACTAAGTAAGATTGCCAATGATCCAAATGAACAAGCCGCAGAAAATAAACTCTTCAATCCAACTTCAGGTGAATTTAATACGAATAACGTAAAAGATTCTGTACTTGGGCGTATTGCAACTAATGACAGTCCAGCAGTAAGCAATAATGCGGTAAAATTAGGGCAGGGCTTAAGTACTGCTGTACGTAACCGTGCGGTGGAGAAGGCTGAAACCTCTGGTCAAATGAACTTTGGTACTCTTGCCAAAGTACTACGAAACTCCGATGTACAAAGTAGTGCCTCAGATGAACTTATTGCCGCTGGCAGTCAATTACCGAATGCACCTGTTCAGCAATCAATTAACAGTGCCCTTTCAGACGCTGCTGATATTACTAAGCTACGTGCTAAACCTAAAGATCCCGGCAATACCTTCTGGTATGGCAATTTGGGCGGGGGGATCGGTTGGGGTTCAGGTGTGTTGGGTGGTCTCGTCGGTGGCCCTGGTGGATATCTTGCTGGCCATCTTGCAGGAGCAGGAGCCAGAAAAGCGATTACTGAAGGTGTGATTGATGGCTTACGTGGTACTAACCGTAAGGCGAGCCAGTACATTGACTGGTTAACAAAGCCAGATAACGCTGCCAAAGTACAAGAGTCGTTAGCACTCAAAAGCTATCTGAAAAGTAATAAGGGCAAGAACATGACTGATGTACTTGCAGAGAAAGAGATGCAGCGGCTACAGGCACAACGTGTATCTCAAACTACTGCACCAGGTAATTATGCAAGCCAGGCTGATATTGATACATACAACCAGGCGGTACAGTACTGGAATTCTCTCTCTCAGAAGGATATGGAAGCTCTTGCACGTAAAAACGTACCTATGATCCAAAAGGTGATTGATAGCAGTATGGAAGCAGCAGAGGCATTAGGACGTGGTGCAAGTACTATTGATACATCGTCTAAAAAGCCTGTAAGCCAGCCCCAATCCGTACCTGAACCTGTTCAAACACCTCAGCCTGTAGAAGTACCTCAAGCTGAAGCACAGAAAAGTACTGCACCAGAAATCAGCTTACGTAACGAGGCGTTGTATAACGGTATTGTTCATGCTGAAACTGGCGGGCTTAAAGATCCGTGGATACGTACAGGCCAACCGGATAGTACTGTAGGCGGTACAAGTACTGCATATGGCCCTGCACAGATTACCGGTAGTTTGATGGAAGATATGGTTTCACGTTACTCGCAGTACTTCACCAGTGAAGAACTTGAGTATGCAAACAACTTTATTGACCAGGCTAAGGTGATGGCTGCACGTCCTGATGATCCTACTTTTGGGTACGGTAAGAAAGGCGTTATGGGCAGTACGTCACAATTCAGAAAAACATATAACTCAATTGCCAAAAAGATAATTGAAATATTAGATTCAGAAAATGGCGGCGATTATAACAAACTTGTTCAAAGATGGAGGGGGTTAAATGATCCGGCATATATTTCAAAGCTAAGTGATGGGGTTAATGCCTACCTTGATTCAGTGGATAACAATAATAAACTACAGGGGTAATGATTACCCCTTTAACCAGGGGGCAGGGATGCTACCAGATAAAGAAGTAATTACAGCAATAACAGTATACGGTTCATGTATTACTGACCAACTAACACATCAAGGAATTGCAGCAGCATTAACAAGTACTCAAATCTCTAACTTAGCTTTCTTGGGAGTAACATTAGGCGGATGGGTTACAATCATTCTCGCTATAGGTGCAGTGCTTTTGTTTGTGATGAATTTGGTGAAGTTTATACAGTTCTCATATGGATGGTATAAGAAAATCAGAAAGTATTACAAAGATAAAAAAGAACAATAAGCTCATTTCATTTGAGCCTCTTTTTAGTATTAATTCATTAAATAATATCAGGAAAGGAAAATAACTTTCCTTCCTGATTTTTTAACTTAATGAGAGGTTTATATGAAAAAGATTGTTATCGCACTTATTATCGTTGTCGGTTCTGTTCTGTTCTTTGCACACAATAGTAAACAAACAGAGCCGAAAGGAATTAGTTATATTCAATGTGTAGTAGTGGATGGAAAGATTCATGATTGTACTGATATAACTGACTTCAAGATATTAAAAACGGAGTCTATGGATGGATTTAAAAAGCACAATTAAGGGAGTAAGTGCAGGGGTAATATTTCTGTTTGGAACAAGCGTAGTAACCTTTGAAGGATTACCATCAATGAATCCTAACGGTAGTTACTCGCCGTATAAAGATCCTATTGGTATTACGACTCTATGTTATGGCTATGTACCACAAATGACAGAGGCCATTCAAAAAGAGTATACAAAAAAAGAGTGTGATGTACTGCTTGATAAGACACTTTATAAGTACACAGTAGTACTGAACAACCTACCAGTAATGCCAGTTTCAACAACTGTAGGTTTTTTGGATTTCGCCTATAACACAGGTATAAACGCAGCGAATAGCAGTACAGTGAAAAAGAAACTTGCAGAAGGTAACTATGCACAAGCAAGTAAGGCAGTACTGCAATGGCGTTACGTATCACAGAAGAAGCCAGATTACTCTAAGGGACAATGGGAACACAGAAATGGTAAGTACTTCTATGATTGCTCTCAGTACCATCACGGTAAGTCTAACAAGCTTTGCTACGGACTGTACACAAGGCGTCTAATGGAGAGTGAACTACTTGCCGGTACTATGACGGATAAAGTAGAGATTCAAAGCTATATACACAAATTTGGGAAGTAGAAGAGGGGATACCATATGGTATCCCCTTTTTTAATTTAGCCAGTTTCTACGTTTTTTTGCTCTCGTTGGCGACTCTAAAAGATATGGGAAAAGTTCTTCAAAATAGGGTGCTGGTTGTACTCGACTTCCAGCTTCCTGATCAATAATAAAAATTCCTTCTCTCAACTTTCTTAATAAAGTGTAATAAGGTTGTAGAAGGCCGATTATTTCAGATACTATATGCGGAGTAACATTTTTTATTTTCCACTCTAAAACAATGAAATCCACTTCAGACATAATATAGCCATCCAAGCTAAAGTATTGGCTATAGGTGAATTTACCTGATCTATCGACAATACTTAAAGCATCATTGACTACCTTTTGCCTTTTATTTGCTGAAAAATAACTCCAAAAGCCGGATTCAAGTATATCATTCCATGATTCTAACGGGTCATTAGTTTTCTTTTTGGCTTTAGTGATTGTATTTAAAACGTAGTATCGAGACTGATGGCCGAATTCGGAAAGCATGTCTATTAAATCATTCTGTAAATCGTTTGGTTCGAATTTTAGAGGGTTAGTAGTATGCTTTTTTCCAACCTCTATAGCGTTTTTATGTAGAATTTCTATTTTATGCCCCAAACTTTTAATTTCTTCAAATTTAGGTTTGTTAAGATTGTTGTCAATCATATACTGCAAGATGTAAATTATTTTAAAAAATCTTTCAAGACCAACTGATAATTGGAAGAAAGCACTGTAGAAAGTACCTTTGTTCGTAATGGTGCATTTATTAAGAGCTGTAAGCCCACCACGGATTGATGTACTTGCTAAAGATGCTTCTATCAGAAATTGTTGAAAGGATTCACTAAACATAATGCCCCATTGTTGATTAAGCTTTTAATTAAAACTCATTTAGTTTAAAATTGATGGTCGCCCTAACCTTAATGGGAGAGTGTTCTGCAAACCTCTATGGGCGACACTTTTTCCGAATTTACCCTAACACATGCTTAATAATCATTGCGTCAAAAGTACTTTCCCCATCTTTGAGCCTTTTAATTAATAAGCTGTTATCAATTTTTACTGGTACAGATATGCTTTCAAATCCATCAACGGAATATATATTGGCTACAACTTTTTCATTTTTACTCTGTAGTTCTTTTATTAGGATAAGCTGTTGCTCAAGGTCTAACTTTGTAAGATCGCATGGAGCTGAGAAATTAAACTCTTTAGCCGATGAAGGTTCAATTGTTACTGGAGAGGCATCAGGGTTCGATTGCACTCTATTTTTGAGTTCAAGTCCTAAATTTTCTGCAAAAGTTATAATTTCGAAGTTTTTAACTTGAATTTGATAAGGTTTTTTATTAGAAACTATAAAGTTTAATTTTAACTCTAAAGAACTTATCTTGACATTGTTTGTATATGAGCTTATACGACAAGTTGCAGTAATGTTTTCAATGGATATTTGATTTTGTATTTCATTTTTAGCTGTGTTTAAAATATATTGCTTTAGCCAAGCTTTGTATCCTGATACGAAAAGAAGCATAATTGCACCAGCTATAACTAAATGGCGGTAATAAGGCTTCAACGGTTCTAAGTAAGCAGTGAAATTAGCTGTATAAAAAATAGCAACTATAGCTATTGCAGATGCAATGTAAGATTGAATTTTACCGAATAACTCAAAATACTCATGGATAGCTGATATTAACGCTTTCAAATATGTTCTGAGATACATTTTGAAAATCCATTTTATAGTTAAACAAAAGGGTTATCGAGATCTTCAAACATCATACTATGAGTTTCACATACTAAGAAAGTACTCGTACCGTGTTCCTGAACGATTCTGAACGCATCATCTATGTACATTGGCGTGTTTATTATAAATTCTACGTGATGTGAATAAACGAAGACAATCCAGTAAAAACATGGGTTTGTGTAGCTTTCGAAAAGCCCGTAACAGCCGTGTAGCTCAGGTTTGTAGCCGGTGAAAACGTCTCCTTTCTGACAATGCACAATAGTTTTACCACTCATCTCAATGATAGCCATTTTACTTTCCCCCCAATAAAATACTGTTCATGCGTACAGTGTTGCAAAGTATATCTGCTTCAACAAGCAAAACTGCTAAAAAACAATAAAAATGATCAATATCAAGCACTTAATGATCAAGTATAACAACTAAAAATGATCAATAATTGATCTCTTACCAAAAAAAGAGATAACAAGAATGATCAACAAAACCTTCTTTGCAGAACCAGTAATGAGTACTGACGGAAAGCTTTTAGGGGTAGAACTACTGACTAAGTTCAATCATGCAGATATGCCAGTACTGGATAGCAAGTACTACATACTCGCCATGCCGATAGAGCAGAAGCGGCAACTACTGATACAGCAACTAACAGAGATTCAGATCTCCGCGTCTTGGTTCAGGGACTATGGTTTGTTTTGCTCTCTGAACGTTGATCGGCATCAGGCACGGTTATGTGCGTATGACCGTGAGTTAGTCGAATGGCTGGCAGGCTTGAGTGATTTTCTGCGTATTGAAATTTCTGAAGATTTTGATGGGTTGGAGTACGGTATCAATGAACCTCTACTGAAAAGACTTATCGCCAACGGTAATGATCTTTTCCTTGATGATTTAGGTGCAGGGCGAGCTAACCTGGCAGCACTTACTACAGGCTGCTATCACACAATCAAACTTGATAAAGCTTTCTATCGGCGTGAAGTACAGAAGCCAACCTTTAGTACTTTGGTAAAGAACATCAAGCGATACTGTGATCGCATCATTATTGAAGGTGTAGAAGAGAAGGGCGAGCTGGGGATTTTGAAGGAGGTTGATGTATGGGGTGTTCAGGGTTATCTGTATCGCTCAGTACTACTGTCAAAAGTCGAATTTTTACTTTGA